GCCATAAGTCGCCATTTGAATCTAAGGTCACGCCGTATGGTCGCGAGTTGGCGCTTGGCAGACCGTATTCAGAGATTCCGTTGGCTAGCGCTTGAGCGCTACCGAGTGGGTGAGTCGACGGATTAATATTCACTACATTCGGTGCAGCCAGAGATGTCGGAGCTGTGGTCATTGAGACGGCCCCAGTCTCATAGGCGCCTCCGCTACAGGGGGTCACGTTGGGATTGAGATTAGTGGTAGTAGTGTAAATTATCCTGGAAGTAGTAACTGCAGTAGTCACGGTGACGGTGGATGGTATTACGCATTGGCTAGCTGACAGAGTGAGAGTATTTCCAGGGGCCGAGCTGTTGAGGTATGCGATGTTGTTCCCCGTATATTCAAGGAACCATAGAAGATTTCGTGTTGGATCCGTGGCCACGGCTTCAGGTTCAGCCGCCGCTGTTGCGATCCCATATTCTTTGTACGTGCCACTGTTGCCGAGTACTGAGATTCTGTTCCCCAGATAGTTGGAAAAGTATGCGTTTCCAGCAGAGTCAAGAGCGATATCACGCGGCTGATACACACCATTATTGAGAGTGTTGAGATCCCACGTAGTCAGCAGATTATTACTCAACTGCAACCTGCCAACTAAACCAGCTTTGGCATTTCCTCCTGTGCGTTCCGTGAACCAAACATAGTGATCGGATCCAGCTGGCTGGACGTAGAGTCCCCAAACACAGAGGGCACCACAGGTACCACCTGGACTCCCTCCAGGAAGTTCCCATTCGATGAATTGCGCGTTTGTTGTGCTTCCTCCAACCAGTTCGCCAATGGCATCTCTCCCGGATTCTGTGAACCAAATGTTGGCTGGCTGCTGATCGTCGATGAAGATACTCACAGGTTTGCTGCCCGTTGGGAGTTGCCATTCTGTGAGGTAGTTTGCGGTGTTCGTAGTTGTTGTGCTTGTAATAATCGTCGTCGTACTCGTTACAGTTGTCGTTACGGTCGGGGTCGGCGCCGTCGTGTCAAGGTACGCTATCTTGTCCTTAGTGTATTCTGCGAAATAGGCTCGAAAATTCGCACTCCCGTCCGTGAGTGTTGGTGAAGTGAAGATATTGCGAGAATTGACAGAGCTCCCTGAGAGCTGCCCGGGAATGTTCCACTCGTAGATCTTGTTGGCGGCTGGGTCGAGCATGCCGAGTTTGCCGGTTTGGTTTTCGGCAAACCAGACTCTTCCGGTACTATCGACATTAATTCCTGCAGGTCCGGCGTTTCCGGTCGGGACCTGCCATTCGTTTATGTTCAATGTCGAGGGGATAGCGGCTTGCGTATGTGGCCATGGAATGTTGCTAGTCAATATGGCCATGATGGATACTATAAGGAGAAATGAGACGAGTCTCCTGGCGGAGAATCTCATGCATTTACTGCGTAGTGATTTCGTCAACGGGCACCCTCACGTAATGTTCGCAACTGCGAATATTTAGGGGCCCCGCCTGCCGGTTCTGTTGGGTGTTCGTTTGGTTGACCTAGCTCACCCGCATCGACTTTCTGATTTTGTAGGCGATCACAACAGGGGGCACGCGGATAGGCTCCATCTAATCGTTCTCGGTAGATGAGAATGGCGGTCCGCTACAACTGCTCAACAACCAAGTTCCCGACATTGTCCACACGAATCCGGAACTTCTTCGTCCCGTCCGGCGTCACGACGACCAAGCCTTTGCTGGCGGTGTTCATGCGCAGATCGTCGTCGAAGAGGGAGTTATTGCTTGAAGGCCCGCCAAGGTAGGTGACGAGGTTGTTGTAGTCGTCCCGGGTGATGGTCCCGCTAGGTTTCTGCGTGATCCCCAATCTAAGGCATCTCCGATTGTAGGAAGGTTAGAGTGTAGGGAATCTCGTTGTAGTCGTCGGCGGTTTCGTCGAAGCTGGGGTTCTGCATGACGCAGAGGAAGACATTGTTCAGTTGAATATTGTAGATGGTGGCCGGCGTTGTGACGCTGGTCGCCGAGACGCGGACCCAAAACTTGTTCGCAATCCCGTTGACCGTGTCCTGCTTCCAATCGGTGGGCGGCGTGAAGGTGACGGCGCCATTCTGGTGTAGGCCACTCGTGCCATCGGTCACCGCGAGAGTTGCCCAAGCGCCGGCGCCCTGGCTATACTCCCAGAGGAGAGCCCCGTAGGTTCCAAGCGCCGCCAACACGAAGGATAGTTGATTGCATTTCTCGCGGTGGCCAAAGTACCCGTAGTCAGTTGTGGCGCCCAGGAGAGTGAACGGCGTTCCCAGGGTGCTTTGGGATTCAACCGTGTAATCCGTCCACGTGGGCCCTGACTGGTAGCGGAAGCAGCTCCCCAGGAGCGTCAACGTGGCCTCCTGCAGGTCAAGGATCCTAGCCGTCCCATCCGCGAGGCCTGCGATCAGGTCCCTGGTTGCCTGGCTCGTGGGGCGAATTGCGCCTTTGAGAGTGAACTGGGCGCCGAGGCCTCCGCGGTCCCGTCGGTAAGCGAAACTTCTACCTGGTAACGGGACTTCCTGCTTGATGCGCGGCTGCTGCCGCTGCACTGCTAGAACGTGCGGTAGAGTTGTGGAACCAAAGAGGACCATGGTTATTCACCTATTCGTAAGCGTACGGGTCGAACGCTGAAGTGTCGAACACGTTCTCGGTCACACTCAACCGGACGATGTACTGGAACCGCCCCGATCGGAGAACTCGAATTGCAAACCTGTCCGAACCACTCACACCATCGGCAACGTCAACGTAGAAGACTCGAGCGTACGCCTCACTGCCAACACCTGAATCAAAGGTAGTGAAGGCTTTACCGAACAACTCTAACCCTAACGCAACATCGTTGACCGTGAAGCTTGCCAGTAACGTCCGAGTCTCTGAACCGACGCCGAAATCGTACCAGCATGGTCCTTCAGTTGGAGCTTCAACGCCGGAACCGGCGTCGCCGACACCGAAAGAGACTTGGAAAGTTGGGACTTCACTCCCAATCCCGGAGTCACTCGTTAGAATGCCTGTTCTGAAAGCTTCTGAACCGAACCCCGAATCGGCTGCAGTGAATGTGACCTTGAACGTCGCAACTTCACTGCCTGCCCCCGAATCTGAGACAGCGAATGTGACCTGGATGGTGATAAGCTCGACGCCGAATCCAACGTCGAATATGTTGACTGCAACCCCAACGTGGACGCGGCTGCTCACATCGTTGTAGTACATCCATTCGACTGGGTTGTCTGCACCTGAACCGGAATCCCCAACCGAGAAGGTCACTGAAGACGTTTCTGCGTCGCTGCCCACGCCGGCGTCTGATATTCGCAACGTTGGCCAAATTGGGGATTCGCCGCCGATGGCGTTGTCAAGGTAATCCATTTCTTGGCGTGGGTGGTCTGAGCCAGTGCCAGAATCCGAAATGCCGAAGGTCACCGAATTTGCCAGCCCCTCTCCACCTGAACCTACATCCTTCCCTGGTATGCCTTGTTGAAGCACGTCGGCGCCGTGCCCTGTATCTGAAGCGGTTTTGGCGACGTTGGCGGTGTAAGTCATACGCATGTTCAGTGTGACGGCTATGCTGGTGCCGGAGCCGTACGGGCTGGGCCCAGCCCCATAAGTGTGAGCGATGTAGTAATCGCCCGATGTGCCCGCGTAGTAATAGGCAGGATTGACGTTGTCAGTCTCCACACCCAGCCAGTATTTTGTGGTTGCAACGATTGATGGAAGCGTGGTGGGGGCAATGTCATTCCAACCAACTGCGCAGGCAGTGCTGTTTGTTTCACATAGAAGTGTACCTGGTACCCCGCCGCTGTCCGCGTACAATTTCAAACGAATATTTCCGCCGGCGGTTTGCATGTTGACGCCGATGGTTTGAAGTACTCCACTAGCCGAAGCTATTATCGGAGAAACCCACAAGTTACTGATGAAGTCAGCGTTCTGGCCTGAAGCGTCGCCTATTGTATCAACGGTCAAAATGAAATCCCCTCTATTTCCTAACGGTCGGTCGGGCGCTGAGAGGAAAGAAAACTCAGCGAAGAAGATCCTACGACAACGTTATCGTGAGGCTCGCTACCCACGTAGCCCCACTCGCCTTTGTACCCATGGTCTGAACAAGTCTGTTCAGGCCGTGTACGAAGTCGTTAGCGTTGGAGACTACGATTTCGTTCCAGGCGAAGTTTGCGAGTGAGCTAGTGAAGGTTGAACGCCAAACTTCTGCTTGGGCGGCTGCCGCGAGTGGATACGTTGCGTCCATGCCCACGTTTAGCCTGTTCGTGGCTGCCTGTATGCCGGTCTGCGTTGCCACCGCAGCGGTCGCCGAGTCGCCGACGCCGATGTACGCGTTCGCGTTGCTGAAGGCTGTTCCGCCCGCTGCGCAGATCAGGCCCCAGGCCACGTTGATGCCTCCGTTCAGAAGCAGGTTGCCTTTGTATCTTGAGCGGCCAAGGTACTGTTCTGCGAACAGATGATTCAAGCGCTGAATGGACATGCCGCGTTTCGAAAGTTTGCCGACTTCACCATCCTCATCTTGGAAGCGATCTATGGTCCAGACTGGATGCCAGTTAGCGTGTTCGTGCAGTACCAGGTCTGGATTAGCGCCTTGTCTTCGTAGGTCTATTCCAGCTGCTTGGTTTAATCTCATTTCAGAATCACCTCGCAGAAGTGTTTTGTCTCGCCTTTCGGCGTGACTAGGTATCGGAGTCTTTCTCGAGTTCTGTGGCGTCGTCTGCAACCCAGCTGGCCTCCACTTCGATGGTTGCGTGGAAATTTCCGCGGTCAGTGTCCGTAACCCAGATGGTACCATTGTCTGGGATTGCGAAGAGTTGTTCCAGGGTTGCGCGGTCGGTGAGGCCGTCTATTTCCCAGGTGTCGCCGTTCGTGGCCAGCTGCCGTGTGTACTGCATGCTTCGGCCTGGGGTGGGTTGCAAGCCTAGCATGAGGTTGGCAATCCGGCGAACGAGTTGTACCTGCGGAAGGGTCAGGCCTTGGACTTGCATTAGAGTACTCCCATGTCCTGCACGTTCTTTCGTACTTGTTGGAGGGCGTCAGCTATGGATAGGACACGGTTGGTCAGGGCCAGCGCAGCTAGGTTCGCGTCTGTAAGGTCCCGTGTCAACGTTGAAATCACGTATCCGCCGGAGAGGTCTAGATCCGCGTCGATGATTGTGACGGTGTCGAATACGCCGTAGGTCCCTGTGGGGTTCGTGTCAATCCAGTTGACGGTGACGGTTTCTTTCACGATGTTCCTTGTGCTGAGTAAGGATTGGGCTGCGAGGTCCAAGGTTCCTTGGGCGTTCAAGTTCTTCTCAAGAAAAGCTTCTTCGATGAGGCCGTAGGTGAGTTGCGCGGTCAAGTCGGCGGCGGTGCTTACCAGCTGCGCCCCCGTTGAGCTGCCTACCACGTACACTTTCGTATCAATATTCGACCAATCTTCCTTGTGCGTAGCTGTTGCCTCATTGCCACCCGTCTGGATGGTGATGGCTTGGACTACTCCGAAGCTTGGTGCGAAGTCTAGGGTCCGGTTCGCGTTGAGGCGGAACTTCCAACCCGTGATGGTTGTGATCTGGGCGAGAGCGTCGAACAGGTTTGTGTATGTGGCCGGCAAGGTGATCACCGAGCCGTACGAAGCGATGGACCCAGCGGTGATGCCGCACGAATAGCGGACGAGTAGGTCGTTAATGATGTTCATTGGTTCGTCCAGGTAGGTTCGGTTGGCGATTCGGCGTTGAAGCGTGAGCTTCTCATCGAGGCCGGTGATCGTCAACTGCGGGTTCGCGCCGCCCACTCTGCTACGGGTAAGGATCCGGCCGCTGAACTCTAAGACGCCGCGCCTGTAGATTTCAATGAACCACCAACCCCCTACGCTCGCATTCATGATGGGCGTGGTGAGGCTGAAGGTTTGGGGTATGAAGTCCGCGGACAGCGTGTAGTTGCCGGCTGCCACTACGATTTCTTGGCCTTCAATCCAAGCCTGAAAATCTTTGGTTGAATCAACCGTTTTCAGGCCAAAGTAAATGTCAAGGAGTTGCTGCGCTGCTGAAGCGCCGTATGCTGAGTCGCCAGCGAAGGTTGCGAGGACGCCGCCAAGCCCAGCACTGGAACCCGCAGTGTAGGTTGTGGTCACCTGGCCGTTCACGTCGGTGGTTCCGCTGGTTGGGCTACACGTGCCCAAGTTAGGTGTGAAGGTGACGGTCTTTCCGCTAACTGGAAGCCCAGTACCAGCATCAGTAAGGGTGGCCGTGATCGTCGCAGTTCCGGGGCTTAGCCCGCTTCCCGCCCGGTAGACCTGCGAAACATCCGCCGCGATGTTCATGTTGGATTGTTGAGGGATCCACAGGTAGACGTCGCCACCCCAACGCCACGCCGTCGGAGACGTGTAGAGAGGGGTGACGCCGTCCGTGTCGTACACTATGAAGTAACTCAAGAACCCGTTCGCACTCATAACATACGTACTTACTCCAGAGATTACAACGGGTGTCCCGGACAACGGGCAGGTCCCAGTTAGAAGGAGTCCATCGCCAGCGTTGTACACTTCAACCTTCTGTCCACCCAGCAAGCCGTTTATCGTGAAAGTCGTGTCGAGCATGCAGATGAGGTCGTCGAAGGAGTGTTCACGGCCAGGCCCAACTGAGTAGGCTGTGGCTGAGGCATTGCGCAGTTTCAGTTCAGCAGAATGGGACCCGGTTTCAGTTACAGGGATCCACCCTGAATCGTGGAACCCGTTATCGAGAGTACCAGGGTCGCTGTTCTCATCAATGTCGTAGAAGGTTTGGGCGCCGATTATGAGGCTATGCTTGTACGCGGCTGCAACTATAGCCGCGTTCAGAGTGTGATCAGTGACCCCCACATAGTCAACGTCGAACGTGTTGAGAAAATGCGTACGGTAGACATAGGGCCATGAGCTAGGTACCTGTGAAGCAACGTGCGATCCCGTGTAATGGTAGAAGAGTGTGCCGTCTTTGTAGATGTCAATGTACGTGGCCTCCCAGTCAACTTCCCAAAGATGCATGGCACTATCTTGCGTGGGGAAAGTTACCAGGTCGTAAGCGTTCCAATTATAGAAATAGATCAGGAGGCCGTAGGATTCAAAGAACATGTAGACCCCGGTGTTACTCGCAGAATCACCGTACTCTATCGCGTCCCAGAGAGCGGGAGTGCCGGTCACCGCGAACCTTGCGCTGACTTTCACCGGCATGGCAAGCGTTAATGCAATCGAGTATATCCCGTCGGAGTAGGCTAGATGTGCTTCTCCGTCGCTTTCCCCAGGAGTCCCAGTAATATTCCAAAGGGTGGAGTCAATCACCGACCCGGAGAAATCATCGTATATTGTGGGTGCAGGCCAAGCGCTGGTAGTAAGCGGCCCGCGGAACGTACGCAGTACCCGGTTCGCGCCTGTTAGAAGGTCCAGGGATTTCGTGAGTTTCCCGTACGCGTTTGCAGGCCAAAGTTTTCCTGTGGCAATCCGGAAAGCTGCGGCGCCAGCATGGGATGGCGTTGTGCTTGACGCTGAAGCCGTAGCGGTGTAAGCGTGACCGAACGCCCACCCGTTCGCGTAGGAGTCGAAGGTCTCAGCGAAGATAAGCCCGTTACTACTCTGAGTTAGAATCCCCGTCATGGTTATACCCGCTTGCTGCGGCCTGCATGCTGAATTAGGGTGTCAACGATTCGTTTCTCCAGGAAGGTTTGGATCTGCTGCCCGTCCAGGTACACGTTGACTGGTAGGGTGATGGCTTGGCTTCCCGACCCGGCTGCCGGCGCAGCGCTTGGTGCAGCTGCAGTCATAGCGGAGCCTCCCGCCTGAATGGTTGGAATGATGCCGCTTGAGGATTCGAACCCTGACGCGAACTCTCCTTGGATGGCTGCCATACCCGCGTGGGTTTGGGCAACCATTTCTGCAAGCATGTCCGGCCAGATGCTGCCGCTCGAGATCGCTTGCTTCGCAGCTTGGAGGCGGGCGATGATAGCGTTCACTTGAGTGTTCATGTTATTGTAGATCAGTTGAAGCGCGGCTTGAGTTGTGGAAACCATCCCACTCATGGTCGCTTGCCAACTGATTTGCATAGTAGACCCACCTGACTTCACCAGGTTCTCCATCGCACTTATCTGAGAACTGAAAGTCGTCCAGGCCGATGCAAGCGCCGAAAGAAACGACGCCACGACGGCATTCAAACTCGCCAAGGACGCGTTAGCTGTAGCAAGCATCCCGCTCATCGTACTTTGCCATACGGCACCCATCGCGCTCGAAGCCGCGGCCACTGCGTCCTGTATTTGAGTCAGTTGCACGGTGAACGTGGCCGTGAGAGTGTCGAACGTAGTCGTCCAGGTCGTTGTAAGCCAGGTGAGAAACACCGGCACGGCAGCCTTCAAATTCGCAAGGGCCACGGTGGCGGCAGTCGTGAAAGCAGTCCACTCTGTCCGTCCCAGGTCCAAGGTCGTGTAGAAGGTTGTGAAGGCCGCGGTGAGAACAGTAATGCCGGCCGTTGCGGCGGCGATGAGCGTTTGCAGTCCCGCATTCCAAATGTCCGCGAGTCCTTTCACCCCATCAGTAAAGATGGACGTCCAGGTTTGCATGCTGGCTTGCAGAAGAGTTGTGATCGCTGTCGTGTTCGTTGTGGTGATGGTTTGTACTTGCGTCCAGGTTTCTGGCCAGATGGACCCACCAACCAACCAGTGAACCCAGTTCGCAATGGGCGTGGTCCAATTGGTTGCTGCCGTCGTCAACGTGGAGGCGATGGCACTGGTCGCTGTTGAAACCGTATCGCCCGCACTACTCAAGGCGGTCGCGGCTGAGGTACCTACCCCGGCTAGAGACGTGCTCACTGCGGCTGCTGCAGGGGCAAGGGCGCTTGGGATTCCGCTAACAGCACCGGTCAGTTCGCTGACTCCACCAACTACTGCGTCAACGAGAGCCTTCATCGGGTCCCCAGCTGACAGGGACGAATACCAATCCTTGATGGATTTGTCGGCGCCAGCGAGGACGTCCATGATCCCTTTCCCAAGTGAAGTGGCAGCCCCCTCCAGGGCTGTGGAGATGGCGGAACCGATCTCGCCGAAGACTCCTGGGACCGCCGAGGCCATTTCCCCTAGCTCCGTGACCCAGTTGCCTTTCATTATGTCCGTTCCAGCAGTTATCGCGGCAGCGAGTGCCGGGAACTTCGTCTGAATTGCGCTGGCCACCTGGTCGAGTGGTGTCGTGATGGCGGCAACGACGCCTCCCCAGGCCCCCTGAATATCGCTAACGACTGTGGTGAATCCGTTTTTCAACCAGTCGAAGATGCCGGTCGTAACTTTGCCGACGAGGCCGGTGATAGCGGTGTCTAGGATGGATAGGACCGCGTTCCATAGATCTTGCCAGAGGGAGTGGCCGACCAGCCAATCATAGAACGCCTGGAACCCGTCGGTCAACCATTTCCAGAAAGCGCCGAGGGTAGTCATAATCCACGTGATAGCCGGCCCGATAATGTCGGCTAGGTCTTTGAATCCCTGAGCGAACAAGGCAATTACGGGGGTGACTAGGCGGATGCCGTCTGCGAGGCCTTTGATCACAGTAACGATTGCTTCAAGAACTGCTTGGAAGAGGTTGAAGTCGCCAGTGCCCCCGGTGATCGCGTGCCACAACTCGTTGAGGGCATCCCATACGGGTTGCAGGGCTGCGGCGAGTTGGTTGAAAGCATCCTGCAGGTCCTTCAGTGCCGGCATGAAGTCCCCTTGCACCTTATTCCAGGCGTCGTCGAACGATTTTGTGAGGCCATCCCAGACGCCCTGGAAGGCGCTGACCGCTCCTTGTACAGCAGGAATTTTCCCGATCGCTGTAACCCAACTTTCGACCGCATCGACGGCCTTACTGAAGCCATCAACGATTGGAAGGAGCCCTGTCATGAGGGACGTCAGGGCTGGAAGTACCATCGTGCCAATTTTCTCACTCACTTCTTGGAACGCATTCGATAAGCGCTCCTGGAGGCCGGCGTAGGTGGTCGCTTGAGCTTGGGCAGCACCTCCATATTGCGTGTTCACCTGGGTAAGCACATTCGAGTAGTCCATGGCCAAGGCTTTGCTGCCCTGGAAGGTGATGCCGAGAGCGCCCACGATCGTTGACAGTTGGTCAGCGTCAATAGAACCCGACTTCCACGCGTCCGTTATCTCTTTCAGAATTGCTGCGTGGGTAAGCAGCTTCCCGTTCGCGTCTGTAAGGCTCAAGCCTGCCGCTGTCACTGCAGCTGAGAAAGCGGAAAGTTGCGTTGTCCCAGCGCTCTCAAGATTCACGCCCATTTCTTTGATGGCTTCAGTGCCTAACGAAACAAGTTTCGATACGGTGGACACGTCAACCCCGTATCTGACGAGCAGCATGTCGTTGCCGCCGAAGGCTTTGCCGAGGGCGGTGGCTGCGGTGGTGAGGTCAATGTGCTTGGCAGCCGCCAACTCAGCTGCTGCGCCGAGGGCATCCATGGCTTGGGACGCGGTCATCCCGTAGGTTACTAATTGTTGGAAGGCGCCGATCAGTTGCGTGTCGCTGAAGGTGGTGGTTGTTCGTAATGATTCGACAACGGCGTCAATCTTCCCTTTCATAGTGTCCCATGCGGCGCCGGTCAACTGCATGACGCTTTGCACGCCAACCCACGCTGATTGAAGGGTCGCTGCAGCCCCGACGCTATCCTGCATACCCTTGACGATTTCACCGAGACCTACGATCGCCGCACCAGTCGGGCCACCCACGGCAAAGCCCTGGATCACCTGGCCAAGGTTCGAGAAGCCTGGACCCAGTGTCTCGAGCGTCGAACCAATTAGGCCCATCGCAGCAGAAACTTTTCCCATCACATCAGAGGCCTCGTCGATGGCCTTGATGGTCATGACTATGCTGCCGATGTTCGTACTCAAACCAAATCACCTATCGCATTTTTATTCGTCAAAAGCCACAGTTCAGAAGGGTTCAAGGAGTGAGCTCGTCCATGCGTGTTACAGTCGATATTCCTGAGAATCTGTTGATTGAAATAGAACGGGAAAGGAAACTGAACGCAGAAGCCGAAAACCCGGAACAGAGAAGAAGAAGCGAAAGCCTCGAAAGTTTCCTTCTATATTTGGTCGAGATAGGCGAAGGCGAGCTCTAATCACTTTCGTGGATGTTGTTTCTTCCAAATCTGAAGCAGCCACAGGCGTTGCAGGGGGGTGAGCTCGTCCATACGGTCGGTTAGCCGGTAACCGAACCCTGAAACTAGGACCTCGAGAGGGGCCGAGTAGACGGATCCCTCTGCGAATGAACCTACGCGGGTTTTGGGATCCCAGTCAGGCCGCTGAGCTCGAAGCTTTTCAAAATCAACTTCAGGGACTCCATGGGCATCAGTGCCTTGGCCACATCTGGGACGCCGGTAACGATGGCGGCGCCTTTCTGAAGGAACTGCAAGTTCGACGCCATCTTGTCCTTGTTGCCGATATCCTTCAAGTCCACGTTCGTTGACTCCAGGAGTTCGGACAGGTCTGCGTCGGACATGGGCGAGACTTCGAACTTGTGCAGTTCGTTGTCTATGCCTTTCACTTCGACGGGCTCATGGTAACTGGTGCCCTTCGTGATGAGCTCAGCTAGTTTCTTGTTCGCTTCCCGAGCTGCTAGGATTGCCTCTCTTCTTTCTTGACTCAAATCTTATCACTCCTTCTAGTTTTCCTGATGTGAATCTCAGCGAGTGCGCTGAGGTCACCTTGAAGGGCTCTCTCCACCTGGCCAGCACGCAGCAAGAAGAGGGGACCGTTGCTGACAGTCTGGAACACTATTCGGCCACCAGACTCCTGGATCCTGGTGCGGATCCGTTCCACATCCCCAAGCCTGCAGCTGATCACGGCGCCGAAGCTGACGAGGAAGTTGAGGTCGGGGCTACCGCTAGGCGGAATTGCGTCGGAAGAAAAAGTGTTGGGGGGCTTGACGTCTGCTTTCGCTAAGGTAGTTTTCTCCATATCTCCATCTCTCCAATCTTGAAGGCCTACGAAAAGGCCTACGGGGTCCTGGTTATCGAGGAGAACTTGAAGTCCCAGGTTTCCATCAGGAACCCGTCAGGGCTCTTGAGGTCCTCGCTGTAGAGGCCGATGCAACCGCACAGCGTGATCACCGTGGCCGTTGTCAAGTTCTTGATTGCCACGTAAAGCGGCGTCAAAGGCACGTCACCAGAAAAGGCTCCTACGTTCGTTGCTAGTGAACCCGTGCCGCCCGATACCACCACGGTCTCGTCGACCCAACGGGTAATTGTTCCAGTGTATTTGATGAGGTGCTCGTAGACTTCCGTGAGTCGAGAGCCGATGCCCTTCGCTACTTCTGCGACGCTTTGGTCGACCTTGTAGGTGATGCTCTCCAGGTTAGTTATGGGGGCTTTGGTTAAGGCGGACGTTGCGGCTGCTGACGATATCCCAATACCGACTACGACTTCATCTCCATCGTATTTCATTTCAATTTTCACGCTCCGTCAGGTCTCAATGAGACTGTGACCGAAAAATTATTGAAACTCCACGAACTCATCGAACTGGAAGTCTATGACTAGCCTGAAAGAATCTATGATAGGTAGGCTTCAAGTATTCATTTCGTGGGCTAGGTGGCAGATTATAGATGTATTGAACTTTCTGCGAGGCAAAACTACTGGAAGGCCGACATGATGCCGAGTACCAAGGCCTGAAGGAGTTGGTCTTGGTGTGCATCCCATGCTGGGCGAATGTATGGTTCCGCAGCCATCCGCCGAGTCCCCATTTCCACGTATAGCGCGTAGTCTGCGGTGGCGCCTAACTCCAAAGTGAGGGCGCCACGATCCACCCGGTGGTAGATAGTGCTTCGCAGGAAACCGGTTCGCACCGGGACTACCTGCGTGGCCCTGCCCTCCATCTGACCGCCGACATCTTCTAAACCGTCCGCGATCCCCTTCGCCATCAACCGCACAGCGGCAAGGAGTTTCGGCGTCACCGTGTCCGACACGATCTGAATACTGTAACTCATCTATGGGGCGCCTCTCTCAACTTGAGCTGACAACTATGTGCCCAGTCAACAGAACATGCCGCAAAACATCGTCGGCTGTGACAAGGCCCACGCAACCACGCAAACAGGAATGCATCATTTTTCCCAGTCCCTGAGTTTGACGTCGTCGTGGAAGCCACATGTTGGGCAGAGTACGCTTGGCTGCACGGATCCGTCAGCTTCAATCACGTACTTGGCCAGGGAGAGCAAGTCGTTCCCATCGTTGATGAACACTGTTGGCTTTCCGTCCTGGGCCTGGTAGAAATGCCAGGTGAACGGCGCCCAATCAGCGTTCAACGCCTTGGGAAGCTCAAGCAAACGCTGGTCAACTCCTGCCCTTTGTCAGGAAAACCCAATCCATGAAAGAGTCGTAGATGCAACGCGAGTGTTGCGCTATCCTCCACCATGCACTGAAGGCGCGGTTTTCCTTCCGCCTCGCAAATTGGACAGGTAAGCGCCCTCTGGGGTGGAATGATTACGCATTTCATCAACCCGACACTGGCTGGACATTGTCGAAGAGTACGATGTTTGCGTGGAAATCATCTGGGAGTGGAAGCATGTTGTGCGCCCAGACCTCAACGGTGAAGGAGCTCAACGGTTCCGGGAAGGGAGTGTAGAAGTTCGCGCTGCCACTGTCCCCCGTATTGACCTGCGCGACCTCGGTCCCGTTGACTAGGATATGAATGGAAACGTGCAACCAGAACCACGTGGAAACGGTGGCCTGCATCCCTTTCGCGGGCCGCTCGAGCTCCACGGTGATGAAGCGGTAATAGACGGTCTTACCGGAAACCATCTCGTACACGTAGATGGGGCTTTGCGTTGCCGTTGCCTGTTCAGTGAACACCGGTTGAGGCAACGCCCCGTAGAACGCCAAGAACACCAGGACGATCAGTACCAGGAACCCAAACTGCTTCAGCGCCGACTTCATGCGCCGAACAAACTCGCCCATGGCTACGTCAGCTGCCTGTACGTCCAGAACATGAAATCTTGAATCACCCTGGCTTCTCGAGTGAGAACGGGAAGTCGAACGCTGGCACCTAACGGTAACGTGTCGACGTCAAGGATCTTCTGTAGCCCGTGAATATCGTGGTTGTCTCGTAGGTCGTCGTGGGCTTCCCAGACGGCCTGCTCAACCTTGTCGGCCAGTTGCCCGCACCCCGCCTTATCATCATAGTTGATGTCGATTTGCAAATGGTACATGTTCATGACCGCCAGGCCACCCGGCGCGGTTGCAGGTCCGCCGCGCATGCCAGCGCCAGGGCTCTTGCTGGTCCCTGAAACTATGGTGAGGTAGATGCTTCGAGTGTCCGCACCATCGAACGGCAACTCCTTGTAGATCGTGACTCCCAGGTTCGCGGCTGTGAGAACTGCAACGAAGGCTGCGCGGACATCCTCTCGAGGTGCAGAAGTCAATTTGCTAACCACTCAGCGACCGGGAACACGAATTTCCGAAGCAACCAGTCCTTGGCTTTGGCATGCGGCCGCCCCAGGTGGATGTACATGCGATATCGGCTGACGAGGATAAGTGAGGGGAGCTCTCCCTGGGCGACTCTCTTGATTCGACAGAATGCCAGGCAGGTGAAGTGCGGGCGCCTGTACTGCAGGCCTGGGTGGCAGATGCAATTCCAACGCGTGGCCGGAACGTTCGCCGGCGGCGTCATCTGCATGCAGAGGGATCCGTCGAGGACGTCACGCATGATGAGGGCGTGAGGCCCAAACTGGTCGAAGGGGATAAGCCGCCCCTGGGATGGGCTTGGTTGTACGCTTGAACCGTCGGGTAGGTTCTGCCGCAGCAAGAACACCAAATCTCTCCAGTACAGAAACGGGGATCACTGGTCGGGAGTTGGATCATTCCAATCGTCGGCGATCTTATCGGTTCGGTAAGGAGTGGCCGCCGTGTATGGATAGCGCTTGATCCAGGGATTCAGCAGGTCCTGCAGGTCCTTGGGAAGCACCGCTTGAACAGGGATTGAGATTTGGAACATGGTCTCGTGGACTAGGGGACCCATCTTGTTGCTGACCATGTACTGAATCATGTTCGACGCTGCTCTCGCGGCAACGTCCTGGATGGCTGGGGGAATCGCTCCTGGAAAGTCCACGTCGAAATCCCGTTTGCAGAAACGGTTGATGTGGCTTTGCGCTCGAGGAATCAGGGTGCCGTCTATGAAAGTGTCGAACGCGGCCTCGTTAGGGAATGGGGCCTGAACTCCCGCGCCTCCCGTGCCACCGGACACGTTGAGAGCATTCCATTTCGTGGCCGCGTAGACTTTGACCTCGGTGTGGTTGGTCCACGGTGTCATGTATTCCACCTTCTACTATCTTACAATCATGACAATGAATGGGAACGGCACCTCACGGGGGAAAGAGTGAGGTAAGAAATTCATTCCCGTCATGGGTGACGGGCAACCGTTAGAGAATTCTTCTGGTTTGCTTATGCGTGTACGTTGGTGATTTCTTCGATCGCAGTCGTGACGCCGGTCAGTGGTTGCAGCCACTGGCGCATGATGAATGCGTCGTAGCCTGCAGCTTCATTGCGATAGCGTGCCGCTTCAGTCGGGCCTGAACCCAAAATTATTGCGGCTGCTGGGTCCAACACGTAGCAGCTGGTCGTTGGGGTTATGAAGAAGTCGCTGAACCCTGTTACTCCCGGTAGGCCGGGGAGTGGAAATCCACCGCCCTGCGAGAGGTCTGGGTACGCGGCTCCAGCCATTAGGCCTTTCACGTAACTGTTGCCGAAGAAAGGCGCCCATCCGGTTGGGTGCATCACTACTGAGGTCGGCCTGTAGCCGGCGGTTGCAATCGTAGTCATGGCGCTGATAATGTCCGTGTATGGGTTGTATGTGCTGTTGCCTCCGCTAGATATTGCGGACCAGAGTCCACTCGCGGCAGGCTGTGCTCCACCTGCTGCGGCGAAGGCTGCGCTGATCTGGCTGTTCTCGCTGGCTGCTAATGCGCCTGCGGCGTCTCGGGTTTGAGTTCCAAAGATGTCTACGTTAGCCATCTTCTCAATTTCGTCTGGCATGACTATGTGGGCAACGTTCTTCCAGAGCTGGAAGGTTATGCTGCTCCATCCGGCGGATTCTAGTGATGCCTCGGTTAGCGCTGGAACCTTCTCTGACGCTGTGGGCTTGGTGAATATTGGAATCGTGGCCTTGAGCGCATTCATCGGGATGATGCGAGTTGCGTTGCGTAGGTTGTAGACTGGCCTTTCGAGGCCTAGGATTTCCTGGAGTAGTATAGCGATGTTGACTGCGCTGATGTCCGTGATGCTGGGTAATGCAGCCTGTTTCACGTTTCGGGCATTGAAGATTACGCGGCCGGTGTCGCTGACTTTACCCTGGTAAATGTTGTTGCTGGCTGGGTCGAACCAAGCACGAGCCTGAAGTTCTCCTTTCAATCCACCTTCAAGTATGTCCAAGTTTCATCTCTCCTAATTCTTCAGTTTCACACGGAGGAGATCGCCAGGGTTCGTTGTTGCATCGAATCCCATGCCGAGAATCATTCCGCCTGGCATCAGTGAGCCGGTCATGCCGGTGCCACCTGATGCGCCTGTGCCCAACGCTAGGGTTGAGGCTGTGGTGACGTAGGCTACTGTGCTGGGTACAACTGGGGCGAACTGCACTATTGCACCCGCCGCAGCCACGTAGACGATGCCGTCAATGACAATTTTGCCTTTCATGTCCGCGCCGCTGGCTACGCCTTGGTTGGCTACGCCGAATGGTCCCTTGTCGCCAGCCTGCCAGGGCCGGCCGTCTTTGAGGCTGATGATTTGGCCTTTCGTGATGGTTGCCGTGGCGTTCTTGGTGACTGGCAAGAAGAAGAAGGCGTGTACCATGTCAATGTCACCTGCTGATGGCATGACTAGTTACCTCCTATGATCTGGCCTTTCTCGTCTCGGCGATAGCCGAACATTGCTTGCCTGATGTCTTCGACGGTGTTGTATGCTTCTTCAGCCGTGTGTTTCGCCTTTGGGCCAGAAGGCATCGAGTCGAAACGTGCTCGGACAGCTGTCAGTTCTTTCTCGATTGCGTCGAGTGCATCAGCTGATAGCTTCTCCAAGTCCACGTAGGCTTGGGCGTGGTCCTTTGGGTCCAACATGCCGCAGTGGGTTTTCAGGTCCACTATGGATTGAACCTTGGCCATGCGCTGCTTCTTTTCGACCTCAGCCTTGTAGGCCTTGAGCGATTCGTTCTCTGTTTTGAGTGCGACGTTTGCTGCTTCGAGGGTTGTGACCTTTGCTTGTAATTCATTATCCAATGTTTGTTCCTCCTTTGATTGATGCATCTCCTCGGAGTGTTCCTTGCAGAAGTCGGAATCAATTCCCGCCTTCTTCGCTGCACTACACAGCTTCGAAAGAACCCCCGCTTTCCCTGCCGACGGGATGTCGGTCTGGTTGAATCGGGCCAATGCGTTACGCAAATGTCCCTCATCTACGGAACCATCCGAGTTCTTGTACGGCAAGGACCTGAGGCTCTTTTTCCCATCTTGGCCTTTGGCTTCAGGTGGGACGTAGGCGAAGCATTCATCCGGGAAGGAAGCGTCTCCGAAGGATGCTTGAGTGGTTTTCATTTCGTTACCACCCTCCATTTTCTGGCCCAGTTTGTTCTCGAGGCCTTGCGTCTGGTTAGGGCTTGGACTAGGCCTCACAGGACTCATCTCTCCATCACTCACGCGGTTGTGAGAAGAAAGCGGCAAAGGCTGAACGGGCGGTTCAGCGTCAGGCTTGCCGCCGAGTATAATCTCGAGGCGTTCCTCGAGCGCAGTTAGGATGCCGCGGGCACTCTGCACCGCCTTCTCCATAACCGACAGGTCTTGGTCAGTGATCGAAAACGCCTGCTTCTCCGCGGCGGTGGCCAGGGCTTGGTAGAATCCCGCGTCGTAGGTCGATTCTACGCCTGCTTCCGGGTAGGCGCCTTTGTCAACGAAGAGTACGTGTTCAAAATTGAAATCATCCACAACCGCGACGTCGCCTTCCTGGTGTTCAAGGAACGCCAGGACCGAGGGGCTGACTGCGCTCCATTCGCCGTTCTTGATTTTCTCCCAAGCATAGTCCTTGGTGATTTCGGCGATGCCGTGGGTGACGTGGTTCGATTCGAAGTCTACGAAGTGGCCAACAGGGGACCATAAACCCTCATGTGGGGATCCCGGTGGGCCTCCAATCACGTTCCCTTTCTCACCTTCAGGCGGTGGCCCCAGGAGTGGGCTGTCTAGGAGGGTCTTGAGGGCCTTCGCTCGAGCGGCAGGCGTGACCTGCCACTTGTTGAGGTTCGGGGCTAGGTCTATGACGTGGATCTTGGCCAGGTGTTTGCCCTGTTCCTCGTACGGTTCAAAGGTGGCCTGGTAGGCGAAGGAGACCTTCCGCAGGCTTTGCTTGCTTGGGAAGTGGCCGCAAATTTTCTTAGTTGCCGCTTCGCTGAGGCCCTCTTTCACGTGCGCGGCTACGCAACTTTCGCGGTCAGGGAACTTAGCGATCTCCGGCAAGTTCACTGCTTTGATATCCTCTACACTCATCAACACATATCACCAGGAATACCAGGGAGTTTAGCGCGTTCCGTGTTGCGCTTCTCCCTGCAAGCTTCTCGTAGCGGACGGAGCTAATGAAAGGGGATTAGCCTATCCCGTGTTAGGCTTCCCTTTCCACGCTTGTTGCAGAGAACGGGATCAAAATCTGCAACTATGAGGGATGATTAAGTTTCGTGACGGTATCACGCATTCTAACGCGTGCAGCTTCTTCTTCTGAAGGCACAGGGATGAAAAGACGTTGATCTCTCTTCCGATGTTCTAACGCAATGGCCACAACGGCCAAGAAAAGCTCAAGCACATCGATAGCTTGTTCTCATTAAGATGCAATGCATGATTTGCATGGGTTTTCCCTGGGACACTACGAACACTACGCATATACACCGCGATCAACACAACGCAACCTACAACGCAAATCTACTCACAAATGAGCAGGCCCTATAATGTTGATTGCCGTCAGGATTGTGTTAGTCTCGCTACTTCTTCTAGTTGTGGTTTCACAGGCTAATTATTTTGCCGCTGGGAGAAGCTACGACTACCAATACGTTTGGCACCCAGTCGAAACTCAGGACCACGAATTGGGGGGCAACTTAGGGAGTTGCATCCAGCAGTCGCCTGGAATCCTCGGATGCGCAATTTTCCCGAGCGATGCAGTATTCGCAGATAGATCATTGCCTTCACGGAATATGCTATCCATGCCCGCCCCAACGATAGTTAATCCGAATTTCGTTACCACGCCTCTCGTGGTGATCGTTCAAAACGTACCCACTGTCCCAGTCCTGGAGGATATTGCTTTCCTCAAGTTTAACACGACAGGCGTTTTGCCTTATGCGATTGTCGCCTCTCATGCTCGCCCATTGAACGCGTCTCTGTGGTTGTTCGCTGAATTTGTGAACGGATTCTACAACGCGAGCGTTCGAGTCTATCATGTTCCTAGTAACGATTGGCGTGAGAACACGTTGACTTGGAATAATATGCCTGCGATCGACATGAGCCATTATGACGTAAACCTCGTTCGTGGAGCTAACCGATGGTACCGGTGGAACGTGACCAGCGATGTCACCCGGGACATTCAGAGTGGTGTCAGTTCCTTCGCTCTGATGGCTGGTTTCACGTCGTCGATGAATGATGCATGGTTCATCTCGAGAGCGCGGGAAGGAAACATGACTTTCTTGCCGGAACTCAACCTGTATTTCCGTGAGCCGACACTGACGCTTGCGACTTCGTTACCTCACCTTACAGCAACTGTGGATGGCTTGAGCTTTCAATCGGATAGCAGCGGAGTGTTGAAGGTTCCAGTGCCATGGGGCGTTCACCATATTGCTGTTCCCGCATCTGTTTCCATGGGGCAGGGAGAGAATGGCATTTTTGTAGGCTGGAGCGACAATTTTAGTTCGGGGAACCGCGACATCGACATTGGAAATGATTTGACGTTGCGGGCCAACTTTCAAATTCAATATAGGCTTGACGTTTACTCGCCTTACGCTTCAACGAACGGTTCAGGCTGGTACTCTGCAGGCGAAGTTGCATATGCCACAGTTCAACCTACGAGAGTGTTCTCTGAGGGGGTGATGGGGTTTTTGGGAGTTCAGCATGTTTTTGATCGCTGGACGCAAGACTGCGCCGCAACTGCACCGATGTGCTCGATCATCATCGATGGACCCAAAAGGGTTGACGCAGTTTGGCGGGACGATTATAGCATGACAATGTTAGAGATCGTGGCGATGATTGCCGCAGCAGCCGTTGTATTCTCGCTGTCGAAGAGAACGCGCACTCGCAGAAGATGAACTCCCTCCGAGACCCTAACATACGATCTGCTATAGCCAAACGATCTTGGCTCCCCCTACTGCATGAGACGTATGGATGATGCGTGGAACTATCATAACCCGTGCTTGGACTACGTCCAAATGTCGAAGATTGGGGACCGAAATCTGCGAGCGTATATCAGATCTATATCAGAAATGATAGAGACGCACGGCGCTTCATAGACGAACGCGCCTCGACGCCGTGCTTTTTTGGTGGGATTACTAGATCTGCTTCAGATTAGACCAGGAATATTCGGGCGTGGTAGTGCGTCTTGATTTGATTGCGGACTGACGCACCTTAGCCGCAACCCACCAAAACATCACGCCTCTCGAATCCTGGCCTAGATCTGCATGCACCAATTGCATTTCTTCGTGATCGTGCCGTCGGCTGCCTCAACTTCGGCGAGGGGGTAGTGGCAGTAGGGACAGTAATCGGTCAAGACGCTAACACCATACTTTGGAATTGGAAGCCTGATGATCAGGTGGGGCTTCCGGTGCCCGTCTCTTTCACAGCTCGAAATCGGTCAGTTGTGGGCTTCGTATGCCATGAACGTTTAAGAGAAAGGTCTTCAGCGAATGATTGCTGCAGAAGGAACATGTCTCGTCGATCCTCCTCTAGGATCGTAATCGTAACAGCAACTTTGATTCTAGTCCTTGCGTTGACCCTCACTAGCAGGGCTGCCGCCCTTAGCACTCCACCAGCATCCGTCGATATCTACACTTCTACCGGCTATACTCTCTCAAACCCACGCGAGCTGACTGCCAACTACACGTATTTCGTAAATGCTCCAAATTCGCCAACGTTCGTGTTGTTTATGCATATCATCCAACCGTTTGCGTACGTCAATATCGCCGACACGATGATTCTTGTTAAACCCAGCTTGTCGTTCACAAATCAGACCAGCGTGGACGAACTTGGAAACACTGTCTTAAGGATCAGCTTTCAGTCGCAATCCGATTTGGGGCAGTTCTATGTGACGGTATTGCAGCACTTCACAGTCTACTCGATCAGCTACGTAGTAGACTCTGCGAAGGTTGGAAACTACGATACTAGCTCTCAACTTTACAAACTGTACACCCAACCCGCCCAATACATTGAGAGCGACAGTCCAGAAATAATCGCGAAGGCGAAAGAGATTGCCGGAGGAGAAACCAATCCGTACCTCGTAGCCGCGAAGATACAAAGCTTCGTCATTCAACACATGACCTACGACATGGCTGCCGTTACTCCTTGGAACCCTAACACAGAAGGCGCGCTGTACGCCCTCAGATCCGGGAAAGGCGTCTGTAGACATTTTGCAGCATTGTTCACCGCGCTGGCAAGAGCAGATGGAATTCCGACGGCTGACATCTGGGGGTCTAGAGCGACTGGAAAATGGCAAATAGTGGACGACGGAAGCAACAAACACAGCTGGGTTCACTTCTTTATCCCCAACTATGGTTGGATACCAGCTGATCCGACTGTTGGAACATTCGCGCAACTGGATGGCGGCGACGTTCCGGTAATGTCGGTGAATTATCTGTACCAGCGGGCATGGGGATCAGGACCAAAGTTCCAGTCGGTATTCTCAGGCGAAGAGCCAGTGATCACTCAAGGCTTTCAAGGGCCAGCGACCGCGTCTGTGACATCAACTATAATGACTCAGTCTAGTTCCACCAGTACGAGCATCGCTCCTTCAACAACTGCATTAAATCAAACCCTCTCTTCAGGCGTAATCCAAAACATCTCAACTCCCGTCACATCGCCTGAGACGATTGGAAACGGAACCATTCTGATGGTTGCTGTAGTTGCGGTAATAGTGATCGTTATCGGGGCAGCACTTTTCTTCATGAAGAGAAAACGAAGCTGATCGCTGCAATCCTAGTCTCTCTATCAATAGCCAGTTCCGGAGTTTGGCAGAAGTCCAAGGCGATCACGCCAAAACAGGAATTGGAAGTTTGATCAGGCGTGGCTTTCGGCGCCTTGTGTGGGGACTCTTTCCAGGAGCGTGTTCAACGCCAGGCTGTAAGCCGCGGCGCTGCATCCCTCTTTTCCCCATCATGCATCACTAAGAACCGCTGACTGGCGCTTCGTACGTGCTAGGAGGTCTCGTATGTCGAGGAGTACCTCGAGTACTGCGAGGTCGAAGAACAGCGCCATGTCACCAGGCTGACCTATTTCCTTGGTCCTCTTGGCCAGGTCCGCCATGATTTCTTTTCTAGGTCTCATTGTCCGGTTGGCTCCGTCTCTTCCGTTTCCGCGAGTTCGGCGGGGTCGAACTTGGCGCTTGGACCGTCCCTCATAATCTCGTAGGCTTTCGGCTTGTCAATCACGCCGAGGCCACCATCGTAGGCGGCGGCGACTGCGGCTAGGAGTGCGAAGAAATCAGTTGTGCGAATCTCACGCCACCGATGCCTCACGCGGACCGGCGGGTCCTGGCCTTCCGGGACCTTGAGATAGAAGCGGGTTAATGGTGTGTACCATTGCTGTTCGACGGCTCGTTGTATCCAACGTTGAATGTCGGTGATGGGTCCGTCGACGAAGGATTCCAGCTGCGTGTAGCTTGTTGCCCGGTTCACTTGTTCGGTGCGGTTGAGGATGAATTTCGGAACTTGGAAGTTACCGATAATCTCCTGGTCCAAGTCGTTCTTGACTGCGACGAGGCTTTGTAGGTCGGGCTTCAGGTCAATGACCTGGATGGTCCAGCGGTTGTCGGTGGCAACGTGTTTGCCAGGTCGCAGCGAGGCGATGTGCGCGTCTATCAGGGCTTGCACGTCGGCGTCGGTTAATCCTGCGGGTAAGCGGTCGACGTCGAGGCTGTGGATTGCGATCCCTGCCCAGAGGGTTGTCGCGGCCTCCTTCAGGTCTTCAATGCGAATTTTCGCCCTGGTCTCCACATCATCCAGGACAGGTTCAATGTCACTGATGCCTTCATAATCGGATTCGAGGGAGTTGTTCGTGAAGTAGAGGAGCTCGCCTGGGGCGTAGAAGTCTTTCTGGCCACGCCACCAGAAACCTTCCAGCTCCCAATCCTGGTTCACGTCGGGGCGAAGGTCGAATATGGTTAGGAGTGGGAGGGAGATGAGGCGGTTCGGCTCCTTCTTCTGGTTGAGTTCAATTTCGAAGCCTGCCTTCCCGTAGATTTTGGCTTTGATGATTGCGTTGCGAAGGGCATGGTCCAGGTCGACGCGCAGGTTGATTTTGTCAATCCACTGCTTCAACGGCAGGTTCTGGTCAATGATCGTTTGCTGTTGTACGGGAGTTAGGTTTTCGCCGACGGCTTCCACAACGGTGTCGAAGGATTCTTTCGTGGACCAGTATGCGAGGGCGTTGATGCATCCGCGCACGATGGCGTCCATGCGGTAGGCGCGGTAGTGCTTCTCCATCCCCTTGTAGGCTTCGTAGATGGTCTGCGTCATGCCCAAGTAATACTTGGACTTGGCCGCGGAGAGTTGACGACTTAGGGGAAGGTTGCTCAGCTGCATTGCGGCTGCTTCAGCAACACGCCTAGAGCTCGCATGAACAGCAATCCGTACGCCCTGGGGCGTTCCTGGATAGGGGAAGGAGACCATGTTCTCCTTGATCGTGACGCCTGGGATCCTCTCGAGCGCCGAGAAGTCGCCCACGGGATTCGAACCCAGGGTCCTGGTCCCTGCTACGGGACGATGGTCTCTCACCTCGGCGCGTTTGGTGGCCATCATCGGCCGCTTACTTGTCGCGGAACGCTTACGATGAGCGTTTCGCTTGTTTGTCGCGGAACGCTTGCGCCGCTTGGGAGGCCACGGTTTGTTCTTCGCCTTCGTCATTTCGTCTCATCTGCAGCTAACCGTATCAGGAGCGTGGTGTAACTTTCAGGGGAGAGCTCTCGCCGAATGTGGCGCATGAGCTCGAAAACATTGGTCACTTTTCGAACACCCATGTTTTGGAAAGTAGGAAGTGTACGGTGCCGCCGATCATGGCTGTGAGTTCGTAGAATCCCACATCCACGGCGTTGAACCGGTAGAAGAGCACCGTCCAGAACAGGTCCGGCAGCTGGCCCTTGAAATCGTAGTAGAGGATCGTGCTGATTGCAACGCCAAGAATCCCGCTAACGCCGAACTTGAGCAGTTGCAGGAGAACCCGCTTCAATCGCCGGAATCGCTTCATGTCTAGAACGACCGCGAGATAGGTTTGAAACCTGGGACTGCGGGCGCCCTGGTAGCGAACACGGCCAATGCGACGGCCCAAAAGATGTCGTCGTGTGTCCCGTCGGGGTGAGAGAACTGCATCTGGCCGGTTTTGGTTAATTCGAATTGTTCTACGTTGAGCTCGCCAGACAGGTCGACGTCGAATGGGTAGGTGAACAGTTCATCCTCCATGAGCTGCTTCAAGTGGCTGAGGATTTCCTGCTTCGATGGTAGGCTGAGCATCACGCCTTCTACTTTTGGAATGCCGCCCTTCTGCATGTCCTCAACGATGTACTCGCCAACGCCAGTCTGGTCGACCAGGCACTTCTGCACGTTGTGAAGCCTCTCAACGATCACGCGGACCGAACCGATCACGGAGGAGTATGGTGTCTCGAGAGGCCATCGCTTGTAGTAGACCAGGTGGACCGGGTCCCTGTTCGGCTGTTTCGTAACCACAGCAATTACTGAGTAGTCATGCTTCTTTCCCAAGTCCACGCCGATGTAGAATGGGCCGTTAGAAACCGAAGAAGCTGTCGGGGATGAATGAGGCTTCAGGGTCGATGCACCTGGTGATCAGGTCTTGTAGGAGGTAGGCGGTTTCGTCCTCGGTAAATTCGGCTTCGAACTCTCGCCGGAAACGGTCCGTAGGCATGCTGCGACGCATCTCTTCAATGAAAGATTTCTTTGCCAGCTTAGCGTCCACGACATCTTCCCAGGTTATGTGGTGCTTCGAGAATCCTTCAGGCGCCTCTGGTGTCAGGGAGAACTTGTAGAAGACCGTGTTCTTGCCCCAGGGAGTGGAGCTCGCGATCAAGCTGCCGTCGGTGGTTTGAAGCATCGGATACAGAACGTTGAAGAACATCAGCTCGTCATCGCGGAAGAACGCGGCTTCATCACAGAGCACTTCTGCGGCGCTGTAGCCCCTCAAGAGTTGGGGACTGTTCGGCAACGCGATGATTCGGGATCCGTTCTTGAAGCGGATCGTGGTGCGCTGAATTTTGCTGAATATCTGCCGGCGCACAGGCTTGGGGATGTTGTAAATGAAATCTTCAATCTTGTCCATCATGATCATGCTTTGCCTCAACCCTGGGGCCACGATCAATCGCAAGGTCCCTGGGTATTGTAGGCAGCGCTGGATCATGCGGGCTGCGAGAGTAGTCGACTTGCCACTCTGCCTAGACCAGCAGACATAGATGCGCCTGCCTTCGTCCAGGAGCAGCTTCACCTGGTACGGAGTCGGAAAGAATTTTAAAAATACCTGGCAGAACTTCACGGCGTCCTTGACAATTTCCATGTCAAGTGTCTGTGGGCCAGTTGGGTCGTCAGGGTGGCCCTCGTCTTCCTTCCGGCGTGCCTCAGCTTCCTTTCTGAGTTTTCCTCGCCAACCCATTCGCATCCGCTCCTAGCTCTTCCAGGAGGGCGCCAACGAAGGCATCGTCCTGGTGTTTCAGAAGAGCCAGCTCCGTTCGCATTAGGCCGTTGGCAACGCGCAGCGCCAGTAGTCTTGCCTCTGCATCCTTGGCGGCGGCTTCGGTCTTGCTGTAGGAAACAGCCTCTTGGATGGCTTTCCAGACAAGGGCCTCGAGGTCATCACGTTTCGGCGACCCTGGAAGCCCTGGCTCCTTCGATTCCTTCATGGGAACCTTGGAGGCTTGCAGGGAGAGTTGGGCACTGGTGATGTACTGCTTCGTTAGGTTGGTTAGGGCCTCAAGGTGTCTGCCACCCAACGTTTGGGTGTCTGACACCTCTCGCAGGTGTTCCTTCATTGCCAATCGTATGTACTCCCCAACCGGTTTATTGGCCCGCCTGGCCAAGAGACGAATGGCAAGGTCTTCTTGCCGGGACAGCCGGAACGTTTCACGTGGGCTTCCTTTCGACATTCTTCACGGCCTTCTTAGCTGTCTTCTCAACTTTCTTCGCGGCAACCATCACGTTGTTGGCCACTACGGCAGCATACATCGCCGCGGGGGCAACGAGTGTGGCCATGCCAAGCCGAGGATCCTTGAACCTGCGCGCCAAGTACCAGGCTACGCCCAGGATGGCGCCCGGGACGACGACCAGTTTCAGGAAGAAGGAGAGCGGAGAGAATGGGCCTCCCAACAGCAGCACAATGGGGTTAGCTTCAATCCTTCTTCCAGTGCTTAGCGCTATCCACGTAGATACTACGTCTGCCAGGTTGAGGAGTAGAAGGATGGCTGCTAGGCTGATTAGAATCCCTGTTTTTTTCATCAGCGACGCCGGCGCCGTAGAATGTAGAGGGACGCGGCGAGGGCTGAGAATGCTACGATGCCGATTGTGTTGAACTCTGGGATGGGGGTCGTGTTGTCGGGGAGTACGAAGACGGCTATGGCGCCGTCCCCTTTCACCGTGATGTTCGCATAAGAGCTCGAGACATCATATGCCCCTGAACCGGTGACTTGAACGTTCTTCGTTCCAAGCCACGTGGACTTGTTCGAGGCGGTCCCGAATGGAAAGAACACGATTCCATAACTGCCAAGCGGCACGGTCGCATTGTCAGGCAGATCTAGAGAGGGGTCGTCGGAGAGGCAGACCGGGGCGCCTGTAAGTGGGTACGTGTAGTTGAGGAAGCACGCATAGCCTCGGGCGTTATTGGAGAAGAAGGAAACGGTGGCCATCTCAGGGCCTTCAGCTTGCCGCAAAGTAACTTGAGCAACGCTGACGGCTACTGCGAGAACCACCACTAAGGCCAATATCCAGACTGACTTCTTTTTTTCCTTCATGGCTGAATCACCTTCGTATCATCGGTTAGGATCTTCGTGACGGGGGGCACCGGCAGAATCTCTAGGGGCGCCACCTTCTCAACTTCCAGCGGCACCTTCAGAACTTGTGCAAGTGCGATAACTTGCGTGACGAGAAGCAGCGCAGCGGTAACAGTAGTCGTGTTGATGGGGATCCGGATGACCATGGCCTTAAGCTTCTGCTCAAAGGACTCCTTCTTTCGTGATACTTTTTCAGTAGGCAAGGATGGCGGTCACTCTTCGGTGTCGTCGACGACTTTCACGATTTCCTCAACGTATTTCTGCGGCGCCTTCAACGGGGCGCCGTCTGAATCATGATTTATTTCCTTGAAGCGGAGCGTTCGGTTCACAGTGTACGTGTCAGCGACCAGTTTCGGCACCTTCTTGACATGCTTCGTGGCTGAAACCTCGAGGCGTTCAATTTTCGCAACCCACGCAATGGGAATGGAGTCGTAGTAGTCCGGTTTGCCTCCCGTCGTTTCGCCGCTTATGATTAGGTAGAATATGTCAGGAAAATCGGGATCTGGGACACAATCGTACACGGTCCCTTGGGTTTCTTTCGGGGTTGAGTAGTATTCCGCCCGAACATCAGGGTCGTTTGTTACTCGGCAGGCGTCATGCCATACAATGAGGACCCGATCACCACGCTTCAAAGATTCAACGGTCTGCGTGATTTCCCGCGCTTTCTCGAGGCCAGCATCCAGTTCTTTACCGACCAAGTGTCTTCTTCTCCTCTTTCATGACGTACTTCTTCGTCTGCTCTTCCGAACCGAGATGCA